GGATGCGTACGATGGTCGCGGAGGTGTAGCCCGCGGTCACCATCGCAGCCTCGAGCAGCGCCACGTCGTCGACAGCCGCCTGAACGACGAAGCTCGGCACCGTGATGCCGAGCGTCTGGTCGAGGTACTCCGCGGCCTGCGACAGCGTGAGCATGGCGTGCAGGCGCGGCGGCGCGCGGGCTCAGCCGGCGGCGGCCTGGGCCTTCTTGCGGGCCGGGGCGGCTGGGGCCGGGTTCACGACCAGGCCGGCGGCCGGCGCCGCGGGGGCGGCAGCTTCCAGGATGGCCGGCGCGACGAAGCCGGGCCGCGTCCAGACGGACACAGCTTCGGCATCGTCGGCCGCCTTCTCGCACTTCCCCACGGCCCACGCCGGGATGGCGTCGCAGCCCGCGAGCTCGACCACGTGGCCGGGGACGGTGCCCGCCGGCCAGGGCGCCGCCAGGAAAGTGACGAGCACCTTCATGGCGTCACTGCACCAGGTGCGCGACAGCCGACTGACCGTTCGCGTCGGCGCGCAGCTGCAGGGCCTGCGCGGCCATCATCGTGAACGCGTAGTCGTCCTCGGGATCCTGGCGGGTCTTCGGGCGGGTCGTGATCGGCATGGCCGACAGCACGCTGCCCCACTCGCCCGAGCCGATGTCGGCCACGCCGATCAGCTCGTTGGCCGGCACGCTCGACGCCGGGACGATTTCGGCCACCTGGCTGATCGCCAGCAGGCGCTGCAGGATCGTGCCGGGGTAGTTCGCCGCGTAGTCGCGCGTGTCGATGCTGCGGTAGTCGCCCTGGTTCACGAAGATCGTCACCGGGCCGAACTGGTTGCGCGACTCCAGGCCCGAGAGCATCTGGTTCACCGCGGTCACCCAGTTGGCGCCCGTGGCCGTGGCCAGCGTGAACGTGTGGTTGCCCGTGAAGCGCTGCGTGAAGGTGCGCAGGCCCTGGATGCTGGCGCCGGCCACGTTCACGGTCGGCACGCCGTTGAGCACCATGTTCTCGAGCCACTCGGCCAGACGGCGCTGGCCGTTGGCGAACGTGGCCTGGTCGATCATGTTGCCGCCGCGGCGGATCACCTCCATCTGGCGCCAGCCGAAGCGCGCGCCGGTGGTGATGATCGGCACCGGGGTGCCCACCATCTGCACGTTGGCCTGGTCGCCCTTGGTCTCGACGCGGCCGTCCATGCTGACCAGCACCTCGTTCGAGTCGGTGGTCTGCGCGTAGTAGCTCAGCAGGTCGGCGATGCCCACCGGCGTGGTGTTGGCCTGCGCGAGGCGGCCGAACACGGCCAGACGGCTGCGGGCGATGGCCTGCGCGCGGCTGTCGATGCGGCGCCAGGCGTCGAGGGGGATGGGCAGCGCGTTGCCGATCAGGGCGCCGCGGCTGTTGGCCGCCAGGGCCTCCATGCGCTCGTCGAAGGCGTGGCGCTCGTTCCAGATCAGGTCTTCCTGATCCTTGGTGAAGTTCAGCAGGTACATGGGACGCCCTCCGTCAGGCCTTGGTGTAGAAGTTCGCCACGCACACGTCGGCCAGCGCGCCGGCCGACAGCGCAACGCCCGAGAGCGAGGCGTCATCGAAGTGCGCGACGACGATGTTCCCGGCCGCCGCGGCAGCGAGGCGGCCGGCGGCGGCGACGGTCAGCTCCTGGCCGCTGGTGTAGGTGCCGGCGGCCATCGCCCAGACCACCTGGTCGTCGGGCTGCAGGCTGTAGGCCACGCCGGTCTCGCCGCTGACGTAGGGCGTCAGGAGCGGGTTCGTGGTGTTGAAGCCGTCGGAGCTCGCGCCGTAGAAGTCGCGGTTGCCCAGGAGGGCCAGGCGCACGCCGCTGGCCGAGGTGGCCTGCGTGAAGGCGCTGGCGCCCACGGCCACGGCCGTGCAGGGCAGCAGCGCGCCGGTGACGGTGCGGTCGCTGATGGTGCGGGGCTCGCTTCGGCCGCCGCGGAACACTCGATTGCCAGCCATGGTGCGCTCTCCTTCAGGCGGTCTTGTTGAGGTCTTCGTTCAGGCTGTAGCGCGCGCGCTCGCCCGAACCGGTCTTGGTGGCCGCACCCGGCGCCACCGGCGCGGCGGTCTGGCCGTTGGCCTTCAGCTCCTTGCAGCGCTTCAGGCCCATGGCCTTGAAGTCGTCGGCGGTGAGCGTGCCCTTGGAGTTGGCGGCCAGCTCGGCGGCCAGCGTGGCCAGCTCGGCGGCTTCGGCCTGCTGCGCGTTGGCCTGCAGGGTCTGCAGCTTCGCGTTCGCGGCGGCCAGCTCGGTCTTGAGCGGCGCCTCGGCGCTGGCGCGCACGTGGGCGTTGTAGGCGTCGACGAGCTGCTGATCGGTCAGCCCTTCGGTCTGGATGCCCGCGACTCGCAGGGCGTTGACGATCATGTCCTTCATGGGATCCCTCTGCAGGTTGTTGACGGGCTCGTACTCGCGCTCTTCGCGCACCTCTTGAGCAGTCCCAGAAAATGCTACGGAGCCATCCGACGACACCGTGTAGTCCTGGCGGTAGAGCTTCCCGGCGCCGTCGGCCCAGATCGCGTAGCGCGCGAACACCTCGCGCACCCAGCCGCCCTCGGGCAGCGCCTTGTAGAGACCGTCGCGGATCTGCTCGAAGCTCAGCTCGGACTCGTTGCCCAGCAGCTTGCGCAGCCAGCCGCGCAGGCCTTCGTCGCGCCGGTCGAAGGCCTCGTTGACCGCGGCCATCTCGACCTGGCCTGCCTCCTGGCCGGCCGAGTTCAGGAACATGCCGACGCCCTGCTCGGGCGTGCCGGCGCCTTCCTCGTTTAGCAGGATGGCCGAGTGGTCGTAGACGATCTCGGTGGCGATGCGGCTGTACTTCTTGCCCAGGCTCTCGCCGTTGGCCGTGATCGCCTTGCAGTAGAGGCCGGTGCTCACGTGGATGGGCTCGGCGTTCGTGCCGTTCATCGCCGCGTCCAGGCGCTCGACCAGCTTCGCGCCGTCCGGGTGCGCGCGGGCCTGGGCCTCGTTGACCACCACGTCATAGAGCGTCCGGCCGCCCTCGTGGCGCACGTTCTTGCACACGGCGCCCGCGTAGCTGCTGAGCAGGGCGTCGCCGCTGTTCGCGCTGATGTAGCGCCCGGCGTCGTCCTTCGGGTGGCCGGCCGGGGCGGGCTTGCCCTCAAGCGACGGCGCGCCCGCGGCCAGCTGCTCGGCCGGGTACAGCATGCCGTTCATCACGATCCCGTCGACGGCGCCGACGACGTTCTTCACCGTGTACCGGCCGCCGGCCTTGGACACGGCGCCGGCATTGACGGCCGACAGGACATGCACGCGGGTGGTCTTCATGCCGGCGCATGCTAGGAACGGCCGCCCATAGCACTGCCAAGGGTGACAGGAGTCACGCCCCGCCCGGCGCTGCATGCAGTCATGGAAGCATGCAGGCCCAGCGCACCCAGGAGGCTGCGATTCATCGGCGGCGGGCAGGCTGAAGTCACCCCGTAACCCGTCGTCTTGCGCGGTCCCTCGCAGACAGGCCGCACGGCGCGCGGTCAGGGTGAACCGACCGGCCGGTCTTTCAGCGGTGTGGCCCGATGCAGGGCCGTGCTCGCTTTCGCCACGCTCGCGCGCCCGCAGGCGGCCGGAAAGCAGAAGCCCTGAAGGCCATGCCGTCCGTGGGTGGAGCACGGTCCCCTTGCGGGGCAAAACGGCATGAGCTTCAGGGCTCGCGCGGATTGTCTGCCAAGGCTCCACCCAATGGCAAGCGCGATGCTAGGAAGGCCACAGAAAAGAGCCCCGACGCCTTGCGACGCCGGGGCTAGGTGCCCGCGAGGGCCAGGAGACAACAGCAGTGAAGACCGGCCACCCCTGACCGGCAGGGCCGATGCTACCTACGCCGCTACTGGGCCTCGCAAACCGGCAGGTCTGCGAACTCCGGCGCGGGCGGGCCCATGATGTCGGGGCGGCATTCCGCGTCGTCACCGCCACCGCAGGCGGCAAGGGTCAGAACGACGGGGATCAGCAGTGCGCGGAGGATGTTCATAGCGGTCTACGTTAGGGGCATGCCGGCCGCGTGGGAATCACCCGGGCGGGCGTTGTGGTCTAGGGGGTCGTGCGGTTCCCGCCGGCCCGCTTGCGCTGCCAGGCGGCCAGCTCGGCGCGGCTGGTTTCCTTCGCCCGGTCGGTCAGCATGGGGCGGTCGTCGTCGTCGAGCAGCACCTCGGTGACTGAACAGTGACAGTTTGACGCTACTATTCCCTCTGCGATCAGGAGCCCCGATCGCTCCTGGAGATCGTAGACATGCCCCTCGTAGTGACTGACCTCGACGCGAACCAGTTCATCCAGCGATTCAAGGCCGGCGCCACCTTTGCCGCCATCGCCGCAGAGTTCGGCGTGTGCGACAGGACGGTCATGGAGCGCATGCACCGCGCCGGCTTCCGCGCCCGTTCGTGGCTGCAGGCCGAGCGTGAGCGCATCGCCCGCGAGGTCTACCCCGCCCACGAGGCCGGAGAGTCCATGCTGTCGATCAGCGCCCGCACCGGCGTCGATCGCGGCACCCTCACCCGCACCATGCGGCGCCTGGGCTTGCCGGTGCGCGACTGCAGCGACGCCCAGCGAGCCCGCATGTCGAAGCTCACCGCTGCCGAGCGCCGCGCCCACGTCGCCGCCGCGAACTTCGTGGCACGCGTGCGCGAGATCCCGCTGCCTGAGAAGGTCAAGCGGGCCGCCACTCGAACGCGGAAGGTCGGCATGCACGAGCGCGAGCTCGTCGAGTCGCTGCGCGCTGCCGGCGTCGAGTGCGAACACCAGTTCCCGATCGGCCCGTACAACGTGGACATCTGGCTCGCAGAAAGCCGCGTCGCCGTGGAGGTCTACCGGACTCACCCGGGCCGCGCTCTCATGGCCCGCCTGCACAAGCGCACCGAATACCTGCTCGATGGTGGGCGGCACCAGCTCACCGTGCAGCTGTCCTACCCGCGCGGCACGCCATTCGACCTGGCCGCGGTTCGTGACAAGGTGATCGCCTTCGCGCAGTTCTGCAGCCGGCACCATCCCTCGGGCGGTCAGCACGGGGTGATTCGCGGTAACGGCGAGTTCGTGGCCCGCAGCAGTCACCAGACGCACGGCCGGCCCCTTGTAGTAGGACTTGATGCCGGCTGAGAAGCGGCCGGCCACGCGCGTACCGGGCAGGAAGCAGCGGTAGATGTTCCCGTCGCGGCTGTAGAAGTCGCGCACCTCGGCGCTGGTGTAGGTGCGCCCGTTGCGCGCCGCGTGGGTCGGCCTGGTCGTCGGGATCAGCGCCGACTTCCACAGCAGGCCGATGTCCATGCCCAGGTTCTCGACGGCCCAGTCCCGCTCATCCAGGCGCGCCATGCGCAGCGTGTCGGTGATGTCGGTCTGCGCGTAGCCCTCGGCCCGAGCCCGCGACACCCCCATGCGCTCGGCGATCTCCTTCGCCACCACGCGCGGGTTCTTCCCGTCGACGATGCCCCGCCCGATGATCTGCGACAGCGCCGACTTCTCGCCGGCGGACAGCCCGGCCCAGTGCTCGTAGCTCTTGATCTGCGCCATCGCCACCCGGTTCTGGAAGCCCTGGCTCATCAGCGCCGCGCCGATGTTGCGTGACGCGGCGTAGGTGGGCGACAGCGCGGTCAGGTTCGCCACGGTCTGCGCCAGCCCGAGCTGAGCGGCCTCGGCGTCGATCTGCGCGTACCAATGGGTCCGGTAGCTGCCGCCGGCCACGGCCTCGATCCAGCGGTCGAAGGCCTCGCGTAACGCCTGCGTAACGGCGGCCAGTTCCTCGGGCGTCAGCGCGTAGATCGTGCGCGGCGTGCCGCTGGTGTCGTTCTGGGCCACCTCGCCGATCACCCGGATGCGCGCGAAGATGGCCAGCACCTCGGCGGTCAGTCCGGCCCAGCGCTGGCGGATCGCGCGGATCGCCCGGCGCTGCACGGGCCCGCTGCCGGTGCGGTCGGTCGTGTCGCCCGGGATGATGGGCGAGCGGGGGCGGATGCGGTTCACGGGACCGCGATGGTGCGGCCGTCGCTGGGCGTGAATCCTTCGGCGCCCTCGCGCCCGCCCCAGGTCCGGCCGGCCGGAAGCGGGCCGCCCCGGCCGCGCCGCTCTTCGTTGGCGACGATGCGCTCGAACTTGACCCGGTCGGCCTCGCTGCGCCACTCGATGCGGACATCGCCGTGTAGGGTGTCGACCTCGACGTCGTCGCGCGCGGCGTTCAGCACGTAGCCCTGCCCGTCGTGGCGCAGGATCTGGATCGTGCGGCCTTCCTCGTCGGCGGCAACCACGCGCGAGCGCTGGACGCCGTCGAGGTAGACCTTGACGCCGCAGTGCGCGGCCGTGCTGACGAACTCGCGCTCGATCTTCATGGGGTGGTCTCCTTTGCGGCCATGCTAGGAATCAGTCCATCAGCAGCAGCTGCTCGTCCTCGGCCTGCAGCTCTGCCAGCGTCGGCCCGGCCGGCTTCGGTGCCTCGCGGCGCTTCGGCCGCACGGGGTCAGCCAGCACCAGCGGGCGGCCGGCGCTGCATGCCTGCATGCCTGCATGCACCGCGCGCAGCTGCAGGGTGATACGGGGGCTGCCGACGCGGGCCTCGGCGAAGACCGGCGCGGCGGTGACGCGGCGCGGCGCGGGCTTCCACGGTGCCGACCATCCGCCGGCGGCCGGGGGTTCGGGCTCGGGCGGCGCGACCGGCGTGACGCTGGGGCGGCCGACCGTGACGACGGCCGCGACGCTTCGGGCCTCGATGACGTGTGCAGGCGGCGGCCCCTCGCCCCCCTCCGCGCCGTACCAGCGGCCGGCCCAGGAACCGAGCCACCGGCCGAGCGCGCTCATCAGCTGCCGTCGACGGCCGTGACGTTGCGGGTGCCGGCGCTGTACGTGCCGACGATGCGGTTCTTCGTGCCGTCCAGGCTCTTGAAGGTCGCGCTCGGGCCTTCGAGGCCGGTCGCGTCGCCGGCAGCATGCGACAGCAGGATGCGCAGAGCTTGCTTCAGCGTCACGTCACCCTCGACGCGGGCCTCAAGCACGGCGCCGGTCACGTCGTCCTGGCCCAGCGTGTTGACGCGGATCACGGCGCCGGCCCTGGCCCTGGCCTTCGGCAGTGCGAGCACGACAGCGCCGGAGCCGGTGAACGTGGCCGGCGCATTGACCAGCCGCGTGCCCTTCGCCAGCGGCATGGAGCCCGCGCCGGTCGTGACCTGATTCGCGCGCCCGTAGGCCCCGATGCTCAGGTCTGCAGAAGCGCCCGCAGCCGTGACCATCGCCCCGGCCGCCGGGCCGTTGCGCAGGAAGTGGGCCGCCTGCGGGACGAGCATCAGTCAGGCTCCACCGCGAAGTCGAGAATCCACGACAGCGCGCCCACGGTGCCGGCGCCGATCTGCTTGACGGCGACGCCCTGGTCGGGCCGAAGGGCCAGCGGGCGACCGAACGGGTGCATTGGCGGCAGCAGGTTGGTCAGATGCTGCAGATGCATGCCGGTGTTTGTCGGTACTGCCGCGTTCTCTTCGCTGCTCACCACGAAGGGCGTGATGATGGTCGAGTCGGTCAGGCCGGCCGTGGCGGTGTGCCCGGCGACCACGTTCGCCAGCGCAGGGTCGTCGCTGTTGTAGGCGTAGGGCGTGATCGAGGTCAGGGTCGGCGTGCCGGTCACGCGGCGGAAGTTGAACTGGTTGATGACGCCGGTGACCGCGGTCACGTTGTCATTGATGCAGTACAGGCCCAGGAGCCACAGCGTCTGCGCGCTGCCCGAGTTGTTGCGCAGAACGATGTGGTACTTGTTCGTCGCGGGGACGATGGCCGGGCACAGCAGGCGGAAGGTCGGCAGGCCGTCGAAGTAGACGCCCTGCGAGTGCTTCTCGTCGGCGTCCTCGGTGTAGCGACGCGTGGCGTGCTTGTTGCCGGTGCTGTTCGGCGGGAGCTGGCTGAAGCTGCGGGCCATGTCAGTCCTCCACCATCACCAGCGTGCCGGCCGGGAAGCGAGGCGTGATGAGGTTCGACACCGCGAGCGAGGCCGTCAGTGCGCCCTTGTAGAGGATCTGCCCGGTGGCGATGACGCTGACGCTGGCGTGCGTGATCGTGTCGCTGCCGCCAGTGCACTCGGGGAAGGTCACCTCGGCGGCATTCTTGAAGGCAGGGCCCGCGGGGTTTGCCGCGTAGGGTGCGCCGCCGTCGCAAATTGTCCATCCGCCAGCATCGCGCGCCACGCTGACCGCGGCATAGCCGGTGTACGTCGGCGCGCTGGTCGTGGCGGTGCCCGCCTCGCCCGGGTCGGCGGTGTGTAGGTTGACCTGCAGGTTCGCGCCGTAGCTCGGCATGGCCGTGCCCTGCGCGATGAACTTGACGAGGTCGTTCTCGGTCGCGTTGCCCTTGCTCATGCGGGGCTCCTCTGAAGGCTGAAGATGCGCCCGGGGCCGTTGTCCCAGACGATGTTGACGCCCTGCCCTGCGGCCGGCGTGAAGGGCAGGCCGATGGCCGGGTCGTCGACGTAGGCCACCAGGCGGGCCGTGCTGTCGTCGCCGGTGTGCACGTACAGCACCAGCGCATTGCAGGCCGCGGCCGCGTCGGCGGTCAGCGTGGTGTCGTCGGCGTCGAAGGTGCCGGCCGTAAAGTCGGCGCCGGTCAGCGCGCCGCTGCGGCCGTTGATCGCGCCGCCCAGGTCGGTGAGCACAGCGTCGAAGTCCAGGTCGGGCGTGTAGCTCGATCGCACCAGCGCCACGCGCACGTCGCCGGTCAGGTCGACCGTGCGGTCGAGCAGGCCCTCCAGGGCCGTCGTGAAGGCGCCGTTCACGCGCCGCCCTCGGCCGGCTTCTCGATGACGTGCTTGATGCGGCCGGTCTGCTCGTCATGCACCGGCGTGCGGATCACGGTGCCGCGGCCTTCGATCTTCGCCGTGACGTGGGTGTCACCCTGGTGCACGTGCAGCTCGGACGGCGGGACGTTGACCTGCATCGGCGCATGGTGCACGTGCACGGCGATGGGCCGCTCGGCAGCCGCGCGCATGGCGCCGATGGCGGCGTTCAGGTGGCCGGTCAGGTCGGGCTGCAGCGGCAGCAGGGTCACAGCGTTGCCGGTCGGCGCGGGCCGCGACGGGGGCTCGTCGCGCGCCGGCAGCGGGTCGAGATCGTCGTCGCCCGGGTCGCCCTCGGCCGGCATGTCGTCGAGTTCGGCCTCCTCCTCGTACCCCAGCACCTTGCGGATCTCGTTCTCGCTGAACGGCGCATTGCGGCCGGCTGCGACCATGTCCTTGTTGATCGCGGCCATCTTGCCGCCCTGGTCGGCCTTCTCGTCGTCGCCCATCGCGTCGAGCGGCGCCCACTCCACCTCGAAGTCCGAGGCCTCGACGATGCCGCAGGCCTGCAGCCGGCGGATCACCGCGGTGACGGCGCCGGTGAGCAGGTTGCGCTGGCGCGACTTGCACCGCGCGTTGTCGGCGGCCTTGTCCTCGTCGCTGGCCAGGCGGCCGGTCTGCTGGCCGAACAGGATCGTGAAGGGGATGCCCACGGCCGCCGCGAAGGTGTTCGCCGCGATCTCCCAGGCGCCGCGGGGGTCGTGCATGGTGGTCTGGAGCGTGCCCACGTCGCCGCCCTGCACTGCCACCGATGCGTCGACCGACGTGTTCAGGCCGCGCGCCTTCTCCTCGATGGCCTGGCCGAGTGTCTTGCCCTCGACGCCGCCGGTCAGCTTCTGCGGGTCGCTGTCCTTGTCGAAGGTGAACTTCAGCACCCGGGCCGAGTTCTTCAGGTAGCTCTCGGCCGAGCCGCCGCTCACCTTCTCCAGGTCGACCAGGGCATTGAACCCGGGCTGCAGCAGGGGGATCCCGTCGAAGAAGTCGTCACCGACGGCGCCCTCGGCCAGGATCACGATGCGGCTCGGGTGCACGTCGACCCACTGCTCGGGCTTGCCCTGCGTGTCCTGCCTGTCGCTCGTGCGCATGCGGTACTGCCACATGGTCGGCTGGCCGAACGTCTCGCTACTGCTGTCGCTGTCCCAGGCCGTCACCTTGAGCTGGTGCTCGTACACCGGCACCATGTCGACCAGCCGCGACGCGCGCATCAGCGGCTCGCGCAGCTGCTTTCCGTCGGCCACGCGCAGGATCAGGCCGGCGTAACGCCCGACCATGTTCCGGCGGTCCCAGTCCTGCAATTTCGGCCAGGCGTTGACCTTCTCGAGGATGCCCTGCAGCCGGGTCTCCCAGGGCGATTCGTCGTCGCTGGCCTTCAGCTTGACGCGCGGCCATTCCTGCCAGCAGCGGTCGAGAATGTGGTGCACGGCGCGGAAGCCTGGGCCGCCGCGTAGGTACGCCTTCAGCAGGTGCTCGGGCGTCAGCGTCTCGGGATACCCGAACTGCATCCAGGCCTGCGGGCGCTTCGCGTCGAGCGAGCCGTACAGCAGAGACTCGCGCGAGCGGGCCGCGGCCAGCAGGTCGGCCTCGTTGACGATGAGTTCGGGCATAGGCGACCGATGCTAGGAACGGGCTACAGGAACACGCCCGAGCGGGTCGGCCGCCGGATCAGCCCGCCCAGCGCGTACCGGCTGGCGTCCATGTAGTGGTTGTGCGCGTCGACGATGATCGCCGTCGGGTCGCCGGTGTTCTTGTCGACCTTGTAGCTGTAGAGCCGGGCCTCGTTCAGGAAGGCCGTGCAGCGCGGGTGCACGACGATCTCGGCGTACCCGCGGAGGTGCGCGATGCCGTCCTCGACGCTGCCGGCCCATTTGTCCACCGGGATGATGAGCGGCAACGCCTGGCGTCGGCCGTTGCCGGTGCTCTTGACGTGGCTGATCGTCTCCGGCCGGGCGCTGTCGGCTCGCACCGTGTGCTTCTCGATGCCGGGCAGGCGCTGGATCATGTACGCGGCGATGTCGTCGTTCTCCAGGCCCGGCCGCCCGGCCTCGTGCTCGACGTAGAGGCGCCGCTCGTGCGTCCAGAGCTTGACGCCGGCCGTCGGGTCTTGGCTGAAGCCCCAGTCCAGGCCGAAGTAAGGGCCGCCCCAGTCCGCGCCCGGCGTGAACTCGCGCACCACGTACTTTCCGGCCAGGATCTGCGCGTCGCTGTTTTCGCGGTAGGCGCCCTCCCACGACCAGCGGTAGGTGGCGTCGTCCAGGCGCTCGCGGTCGGCCAGCCGCTCGGCTTCCAGCTCGGCCGGGAACCACGGGTTGTCGCCGTAGTTCATCTCGACGATCTTCGAGCCGGTCGCCTGGTGCTTGCGGAAGCGCTTGTCGGTGGCGCTGCCGTCCTTCTCGGGGTTCCACGTCACCCAGATTTCAGAGCCCGGGGCGCGCACAGTCGGGCCGAGCTTCGTCCAGGCGGCTTCGCTGACCGGCTCGGCCTCGTCGATCCAGGCCACCAGAATCGGCGACTTGCCCTTCAGGCTGTCCAGGTTGTGGCGCAGTCCTGCGAAGGCGTAGTGCACGCGGCGGTTCTTGGTGCGGATGAACTTGTCGCCGACCTCGAAGTAGGCTGCAAGCCATGGCGTGGACTCGATGGCCTGCTTCACCTCGTTCAGGCTGCTGTCCTCCATGGAGTTCATGAACTCGCGCCCGCAGAGGATCAGCCCGCGCTGCCCGGCCTGGGCTGCCATGTAGGCGCGCACCGCCGTCATGAGGGCGAAGGTGCGGGTCTTCGCCGAGCCCCGGCCGCCGTGCGCGCCGCGGTAGCGCGCCGGGCCGGTGAAGACCGGGATCAGCTTAGGCGGGATCTGGAGCTTTGCGACCGTCATCGGGCCCCACAAGCTGGATCACGCTCGGCAGCAGCGGCGAACCGCCTGGGCCCGAGGCTTCCACTCGCTCGACGTAGAAGCCGGCCACCTTGCCGCGGTTTTCCTCGGCCCGCACCGCGGCCGTGAAGTCCTTCGACCGCTGCGCGTCAAGCGACAGCACATTCAGCCGCGCCAGGTGCTGCGCCCGGGTGAACACGGCTTCGCTGGCGGCCTGCTCCTGAAGGTAGGCCACGCGCGCCTTCACGTCGTCACGGGCCGCCAGCATCGAAGCCTTCACGTAGGCGCTGGCCGGCTTCCATGCCGCGGCGTGCGGGTACACCGTGATGTAGGCCTCGGTCTTCATGCTGCCGGCCACAAGCTCCTGCGCGAACAGCTCGTGCCGCGGCATGCGCAGCGGCTTCGCCCCGGGCTGCTGGCCGGGCTCTGCGGCCTGGGCCGGTGCGTCGTCGTCTTCAGTCATCGGTTCCCTCTCCGTCCCATGCCCGCACCTT